TTCTGGCTGCAGAAGGCAGTGGCGTGGGCGAAAATCGACTCTGTTGGAATTTCTGCTTTCTGTAAGCGGAACCACAAAACCCAGTGAGGCATAGAACATGACTAGGTTTGCTGTTGCAGGGTGGCTGCGGTCTCCATGTGCAGAATGCCCTGATTTGCATGGGTGTGTTGAGAGGGGGGATTGGTGCAACAAATGAGTAGTTTGCGTGAGAAAATCATAGAAAAAACAGTAACCATTGCAAATGTAAGTGATTCTGCAGTTGTTTTATTCAACAAAATAAGAGATGCAAAAACAAGAGAGGAAGCAGAAAGCTTAAGGGAGGAATGGTTCGATTTTCTTACAAAAAAGAAGCAAGTAGTTTCTATTGATGTTGTTTTGGGCTTACTTGACACTGTAAAAGAAGAAATCATATTGAAACAAGCGAAAGCCTCTGATAAAGTAGATGCAAGTTGGTCTAAGGTAAAAGCCCTTAACTTTCACGCTGGGTACGCTCAAGCTTTGAATTGGGTTCTTGTGCATTTTTTGGGGGACAAGAAATCGTGACTTGTGCTGAGTATCTGCGAGTAGAGTATGGGCATTGTGGAATCTACTGCGAGAATTGGGTTTGCACGCAACCCGGTAAAGGTTTAGACGATTTGTGTGTTGGGTGTCCGTGCAACGAGGAGGAAGACGACTGTTTTCTTGAAGAGGATTACGAGGAGGATTAAGCCATGAAAGTCTATATTCCTTTTCAACCCCGATTTGAAGAACCATTGGTTACTGGCAAAAAGACTTGGACAACTAGAACAAGACCATTCGGCAAACGAGGCGATTATTTTGGGGCTTTCGGCGAATACTTCCTCATTGACAAAGTTGAACTAATGCCCTTGGAAACTGTACTTGAACATTGGCAAGAAGAAGGATGCAATTGCAAGCAAGATTTGATAGATACATGGCAGGAGATTCATCGTAGGCGACCCGTATATTTGACGGAAAACTTCTACGTTCACGTTTTCCACAAAATCAAGGAGGCTTAAGGCATGAAGTCTCGCATGTTTCCATTCATAACTCACACTTGGAATCCCGTTGTCGGTTGCCAGCATGACTGCACTTATTGTTGGGCTAGAAAACTTGCAGAAACAAAACTGAAAGGAACTGAACGGTACAAAGACGGGTTTAAACCGCAATTCATAGAGAAGGAACTGCACAAGAGTTTCAAGTCGAGAGACTTCGTTTTTGTCTGTGACATGGGCGACTTGTTTGGTTCATGGGTTCCGTATGATTGGATTAGAACTGTACTTAACAGAATTTCAATGATGAACGCAACCTTTCTGTTGCTCACAAAGAATCCCAGTCGCTATTTGCATTTTGAGATTCCTGAAAACTGCGTATGCGGAGCTACAGTTGAAAGCGATATTGAGCATAACGTCACGAAAGCGGAATATCCTTCTTACAGATTAGTAGCGATGACTATTCTCAATCATCCGCGAAAAATGTTGGCGATAGAGCCGATTCAAAGGTTCAACCTAGACTCTTTCACACACCAGATTTTGCAGATAAAGCCAGAGTTTGTCGCCGTAGGCTATAACAACTATGCTAGTGACTTGCCTGAACCTTCTATGCATGACACTTTTCGCTTAATAGAGAATTTGGAGCAAGCGGGAATCAAGGTTTACCGTAAAACGTTGAGGGAGGCTAGGGCGTGAATCATGGGGTTTATCCTGAAAATGGAGGCTACCGCTATCGTTGCGGGTGGGGTCACTGGGTTTTCGTGAATGAAGTTGTCTTCAACAAGAACGGGGCCATGTGCTGTCCAAGGCACAAGTCGAAGTTGAAGAAAAAGCAGTATGGTAGTGAGGTTCGGAGTATGGTTAGGCGTCTTGAGAAGCGGAAAGAGGCGAAAGCGCCATGAGTTTCATTATTTGCTGGCGCTGCGGAGGAAAACTCCAACAGAGGAAAAACAGTCTTTTTTGTCCTAGATGTCATCATGTGCGAAAGTATAAGCGGAAAATAGTTGATTGGCGTGGCAAAGCAAAAGGAAAGGCGAAACCATGACGGAAACGAATGTTAAGGTTTCTCAATTAAACATTTCACCCCCCGACAGTCGTAATGGAATCAAGACCAAGAAACGAGCTTTAGACTACTGCCTGAAAGTGTGTCCGAAACGGGATAATCCGCGTTTGAATCTTGGGTGTGCGATTGATTGTAAGTTGCGGAAAAGGTGGAAGATACCGCCTCATGGGAGTTCGTACCAATGAAATCTCGCATGTTGAACGTGCTACTGGTGTTCTTGTGCTGGTCAATTTTCTTGGCTTCGCTGGCGTGCGCGTTGGTTGAGTTGGCAAAGAGGCGAAACCCTGAATGAGCAAATCAACATACTTGCTGAACCTTTCCACCTTGCGAATCCTGAATCGCGGCGAAAAAGTTTGCCATGATCCAAAGTGCAGAAAGCCTTTCGTGGTTGGCGAGACGGTTGTTTGCCATAAGGTAAGTGAGCATGTGAAAAGGTTTCATCAGGCGTGTTACGAGGCGATGTTCATTTGACAGTTTGCCCTAATTGTGGAGAACCCATAATCAATTCTTGGAGACAAAACCGATGGCGAACAAACGTCTATTTCCTTCAATGGGATCAGACAAGCGACATAGATCCTGTAATTTTACAGAAACTTAAGGACAATCCAAAGGAAATTCAGTTAGACAACTATTATGCCTACCGTAATGCCAAAAGAGTGATTGAAAGAATTTTGAGAGATGATTTTCTAGCTGGAGGAAAACAAGCCTTCAGTATTCCAAGAGAACACATCAATCACAAGAAAGATCCTAAGCAAAGAAAACTTTTGGATGTGAAGTCTTGACTCAGGCGTTTTCGCTGTCCCTATCCAAACCCGAAGTGGAATTGCTGGATTTGCTTCGGCGCAGGGTAGCCGTGAACATGGGCAAGGCTTTCACTATGGATTTGATTCGCAAGGAAATGCAAGACGCTTTCGGCATGGAATTTTGGCATAGGGCTGGCACGTTCAGCGCGAAACTGGTGAGCATGGGATTCATACGCGAAATTGATAGGGTTCCAAGTTTGGTTCCGAGCAGGAATCGTGCTAAGGTTGCGTTGTATGTGCTGATGCCACAGAAACAGGAGCGGTTGTGTGTCGAGCAGGAGTGAACAGAAACCATGAAAACGAAACATGAATTTTGCGGATACAGTAATTGCTTCAGACCATTCTACAAAATGCGCGGATTTATGCCATCTTGCGAATATCACTATAAACATCCTGAGAAGTGGGGCAAAGACGGTCATACTTTTACCGGATCAGTTTTCTGCAAAGTGAGGCAGAAACCATGAGTGCCAAAGAATGGTATGGAGTAGTTAGTGCAATCGTTGAATGCGAAGATTGTTTATGGAGAACGGAGAGTTACAAGAATGCGCAAGCTATAGCGAAAATCCATGCTAAAAAGTATGGTCACAGAGTCAGAGGCGAATTGGGAATAGGTTTTGGTTATGATTATAGGGGACAGAAGCCATGAGTAACGAAAACAAGTTGAACGTACCTCTAATAACGTGTAAAGAATGCCCAAAATTCAAGCGTTGCCCAGTACGCAAAAAGTTTTATGGGAAGCAGAAGAAGCCATGAGGAAACCTAAGAGGCCGTGTGAAGGCAAAATGAATTATGCTTGTACTCTCTGCGAACCCGCATAGAAGAGGAAGAGGCAGAAGCCATGAAGCACCACTATTTCCAATCATCAAAAAAATGTGAGAGAGTGCAGTCAGAACGGCAAACTGGAGAGAAACAACTTGGTTAAAGAAAAAGTCATCAAGGAAATCATAGAAAGTCTTATTAAGGGAAACAAACCAATAGGATTCTATACCAGAGAAGATATAGATAAAGCCATCATGGAAAGACGAGGTGGAGACAAGAGAACTAGAGATAACTGGTTTAATCTACTCTGGAAACTAGATTATCTTCTTCAACCAGAACTAGGAATCTATCATATCAATCTTTCTAAAATCAGTAAATTAGAATTAGAAGTTAAGGTTCCTCATCAAATAGACACTAGACAGAAGAGATTAGGCGCGTTCTTTTGACTGACTTGTCTTCTCTCTCTCACACATTTTCTTTTTTCCTAGTAATGAGATGAAATAAAAATGAGTGAAATTAAATTATATCTTCGCAAAAATTTGGCCGAACATATCCTAAGGGACTTTGAAGATTGGGTGAAAGGCAACGTTGTTTTTGTTGGCGCCCCACAAGTCCATGAGACCATAGAACGCTATTTGGCAGATGTTTATGGTGATAAAAAATGAGTGAGTCAGATAAAGTGAAAGAAGCTATCCTCATGTGGATAGACGGTTTGGACGCTATCAACACGAAACTGCGAAGAGACATAGGAGCAAATCCGTTTAAAAGTCCGCCTGAAGCTCGGAAGCCTAGTCCTGCGATGCCGAACCTGCAAACGTTGAACTGGCAAACCATAGACGCGCCTAGCAATCCGAAGGGTCCGTGGGAAAAGTGTGTTGACGTGCAGAGTCCTGAGTGGCAGAAGATGAGGGATTTGCTTAGAACGAAGAATAGTCCAATGTTTAGCGACGGGTTCATTTATTGGCTTGCGCAGAATGAGGATTTCATTGGCAGGCGAAAGAAGGCGAAAACATGAGGAATCCGATAACCGTGCTTGTTGAGGCTTACTTGGAGGGGCGGAAGTGGCAGATGGAACGCATGGATAAGGAACTTGCCGTTCTGGAGCGGATTGCGAAAGCGTTGGAAAGGATGATGAAAACATGACTATGTAGATGTTGATTGTAGCCAGTTTGTGGATGTTACTGAGAAAATCAGGAAGTGGTTTGGGCTAGGCGAGGGCGACTGCACAGCAAAAAAATAAGAATGCCTAAAAAGAGAGCCCCAAAGCTAGGGTAAACCACTCAAAAAATGCGAATCAATTTGGCAAGCATGTATTCCAATATGATCACCACATCCACCAACGTAAGTATGGTGATTGTTGAAATAATTAATATCCTGCTTGCGGTGTCTATGATTGTTTGCGGATTTAGATTCGGGTTTACAAAAAGCCAGAAAAACGCAGATACAACCAAGATGCCTACCTTAAATATATTCATGTTCAAACGTAACCGCACTCACATCTACTGTTCCCGCCTTAATATTTGAAGCTTGCCTATCTTGAAACTCTGGACGCGCATCCTCCAAAACACGGTTCAAATCCGTCCAGCGTGAACGCGCCGAATGGTTCACCACGTCACTCGTCACATCATAATGAGTCCAAAAACCCTGCTTATCCCATATATGCGTAAGTTTAGTAGTGCGAAAGTCTCCATGAACCTGAAAAGCACCTAGACTATTGGGTCTCGCATGAATATGGAATAGTTCGCCTGGCAAAGCGTCTTTCAACATTTTCGTTGTGAACGTGCCAATCATAGGGGTGGTTCTGCCTTTCAAAAGTTCTGCATAAGCAATTTGCGCCATGACTCCCGAATCATCTGTCGCCAAGAGGGAATCATCTTTGCCAACATCATCCACGATAATCTTCATTTTGACAGGATTCGCGGTTTGCCCCAATGTGCCCCCTTCGCCAGGATACTGTTCTCTGGCTATTCTGCAAATTGGTACATCGCCAAAGTATAAACCGTCAACAAAGAAGTCTGCACCAGCCGTGTAGCTGACACCGAACTTTACATAGTCTATCGCGTTCCAAACGGGTGCGCCGACTTTTTCCCAGTAAGATCCTTCCAACACAGTCCAGAATGGCCCGAAGGGAATTGAATAGTGATACCATTCATTAGGTGAGGTCATGGTACTGATGAAATTGTAGTTCCAATAATTGGCTTCATCTTCGTTTAAGGTAACATTGACCGCAGTAAGTGTATCTGAACGTCGGGCATAAAAGTTCAGTGTTGGAATGTGGTTTCTGTCGAAAACAGAGAAATTCCACGCTGCATTTTGGGCAAGGGGATACCAGAAGTATCCTCCTGCCGAAATTAAGTCACATACTAGACTGTGGGTACCAACGATGGCGGTGTGACTGTCGAGCAAATCGAGAACACCGCCTCCTGTATGACCCCATAAAACAACGTTCTCTTCTGTCCAGAAATCGCCGTTTCCCGGTCTGCGCCATTGACCGTAATAGGCAACGTAATTTGCGTCTTTCTCAAGGCTTTCAAAACTGTTCTGCACAAAATCTATTCCTTGAATTAGTGTCGAGAGAAGGGCTGTTCCGCCGTAGTAGGTTGGCCATCCCGCCGCGGCAACTATGACACTATGCGCGCCAACTGTCGTGAGTAGAAACTCACTTGTAGGTAATACTATCCAATGTGGTCCTGCGCCTCCTGCTTTTATCGCGGTCACTATATCGCATAAGTCTTCTATTGCTTTTGAGCATGGTTTGTATGGGTAGTAGACGTATTTGATTTCTCCCGCTATGGGTTCAATGGTTGCTGTAAAGGTGTATCCTGAATCATTTGTTGAACCGAGAACATGCTCGGTATATTTGGTAATTATGCCATCGTTTGCGTCAACCAAGATTTCTTGAATTGAATCCATCAGTGTGCCAGCGACATCTGATGCTTGGGCTTGAGAACCATACTCTCTTGCACATAACATGTTAAGGAAAGGATAACCTGCACCATCGCATTTGGCAGTAAGAATTTCTGTGGGGTTTGTTTCTTCTCTGAGAAACCGGATTACGCCTGTGAACACAGTGGTCCATGCCGTTTCTTGATAGTCTTTGAAATATATGCTGATGGCGGCACCTTTGGTTATGGTTGCGCGGTTGATACATTTGCGATCTGCAAACGTGACTGTTGCCGTGTCAAACCCGTTTTCGACTCTGATTATTTGTCCGCCGACAAGTGCGTTGCCTTGATATGTTGTGGTTCCGACGACTGCTTTGACCTGTGGGATAGTCATGTATGTGACCATTTTAGGAACCTCTCTGCGCGTCGTACATGGTGTCGCCCCACATAACTCCCGCCGTGGTGATGCCTAAGAGAGCGTTTGCCCATCCTAGTGGACCCTCGGCAATCATTAGGGCGTGAAGGCTTATTGTGAGCATTCGTGCTACCCAGATGGCGCGAGTCATAACTTCTATTCCCCGCGTCATGTCTTCTGAAAGCCCAGCTCTGCGTGCTAGGTGCAAGGTGCGAATTAGGATGCGCTCGAACATGCGGAACTGCGTGTAAGTAAGTTGAATCTGACTGTCTAATTCGCGTACTTGTTCTTTCGCTTCTGCAAGGTTACTCGGCATGTGATGACTCCAATCATAAATTGTGTTTTTAAGAGAGGCGATTAACAATGACTTTTCAAGGTCAATATTAACATCAACTTGAAGCCAGCACCGACAGTTCGGATGTGTCAAACTTATGTCGGCATCAAGATCGTACACGTCGCCAAATTCCGGATGGGTTAACGAACCCGTAATGTCGTTTAGTGTCCATTTGGTTCCCTCAAGAAAACGGCACTTTTCGCAGGCATCGCTGAACGCTGACCACGTTAACTCAAAAGTTACTGCGCCATCCTCCATAAGTGAGGATGTGTTGAGACTAAGCAACTAAATCAGCCCGAACCGCTCATAAGATTGCTCAGCGCTGGCGCTTCCCAATCTGTACTCGTGCATCAAGAGATGATAACCTAAGATAGCTTCATTTGAGGATACTTGGTTGATGTTTATTCTGTCCACGACGACTTTGAGGTTACCTACATTGCTTGTGAACCATTGCCACGGTTCTTGAAATGAATAGTGAAGTATTCGGTAGAGTATATCAAGGTCTATGGTGTTAGGTGAAATATGCCAACCAGTAGCAACGTCAATGTCTCCGTAGATGTGTATAGGTGAAACGTCGCCGCCTATGTATTGAGTGTCAAGTCCGACTTTGCCTGGGATCGGCGTGTCCACGTAAACGTTTGCCCCTTCAAGTTCGACGCCGCCAGAAACATACGGGAATGGCCAGATTCCTTGGCAGACTAAGATGAAATCGACGTAAATGTGACCCGCAGCCGTACCCCCTTTGAGGGCACCGTAAAGTCGAATGTGATCTAAGGCTCCATGGTCTGTAGCTAAGGTAGCGGTTTCTACTTTCCAAAGTGTACTATAAACTGGGGCGGTGTCAGTACCTAAAACCCACTCTGCAGTATCAGGTCCATCATGGTAGACTGCTTTTACGGCTAAACCAAGTCCTGCAGACGCTACATCTGTTTTGTAACGAATCAAAAGTTTCGGGTAAGTTGTGGTTGAAATGCCAATGTCTGGGGCAGGTGTTTCGTCAAGGTAGGTCCAATAACAAAAGTCGCCATCATGGTCTACGTTGGTGCATGAAATGTCCAAGTAGTCGCCGTTTGAGATTGCTATTGCGCCGCTTGTAAGGTCTGGTGCGCCGTCTTCGTGGTACCAGTTTGTTGTGGCATCGCCATCGTGTAACCATCCATGTTGGTATGTGATTGTTGGTGCGGTCACAGCGGTTCCAACTCCTCCAACGGTTCAAGTTTGTCCAACGGTTCTAGGTGAACGTACAGTTTAAGCAAGACGATTATGGCGGAGAGGTGCATGGCAATCAAAGGGTCAATCATGTTAGTCCCCTCACATAATTAACCACACATTCACCTTGAAACAGTTTAAGAGAACCAAGATCCACGGGCTTCGGATTAATGGTTTCAATTGTTCTCACCGAGCCTATCGGGTACAATTCCATGATATGCCTGAACGCCCGTTCGCCCTGCCACCACAGGTTCTCGCCTGAAATACCCGTCTTGTTCACTGTTGAAATGAATACGGGCACTTTCTCCACATATCCATACGGGGTTTTGTCAGCGGCAATTTCGGGTTTGCTTGTTCCTCTACTGACGGAAAAGATTAAGTCAACGGCTTTCGTATCAAAAACCCTCTTTAAAGGGTATGGGGCGCCGTCCCAGCAGGTGATGTAAGAACAGTCTGTACCGTCGTTCTTATGCAAGGTTTCGGCGCCAAGGTAAGCATCCAGCATGATTTTGATTTGTCTTCTAGGATCGTAAACGGTTGCGCTTGTCCCGTAAGCTGGTTCGTCCCAATGCATCTGAAGTTCATGCAGTTCGCACATGTACCACATGTGACTGTCACCCAAATCTACGTCTTCAACAGCGATAACCTCGTAGTATTTGGTGTTGGAAATGATTTCGTCGCCCTCAGATAGTGGTGCGCAAATATACCCAGTAATCGCATACTTCGCGTAGCCTCCAATTCCAAACGCTGATAGGTTGAACCCTTTTGGCACGATAACCATTTTGTCGTAACTAGCGGTTTCAGTATAGGTTTTGGCATACCATCCGGTGATTGCATCTTGAGCGCCGAGGCTCAGGGCACGACGGGTCACAAGAAAAGAAGTCATCAGGATTTGAAGGTTTAATCAATAATACTGTTAGCTATCAAACTCATAGTTTTTCAAGTTGGGCAATCGCCTTGGCAAGTAAGGTGTTGACTTTAACCTTTTCAAGTTGCGGAATAGCATTGTCAAAAAGCGTGTTGATGACGCCCCAGCGGAAGTAACCCCAACGCGGAACGCTCCAAATAGCCTTATCCATGTTCGATTACGCACCTGTCAAATAGTCTAGGATAAGCATGACATTTCCCGTTCCCGTTTTGCCCCCTGGGTTATAGAGGGTGACGGTGTCTCCTGCTGTTATGTCGTTCTTTAGTAAGGTCAAGTTTTTGCTGTACCATAAGGCTTTGTTTGTTTCTGTTGTTCCAGTGTAGTAGTAGTCAGAATCTGACTCTTTGCCAATCTCTAGGGTTATGCCAGCGTCAGCGCTCGAGGCTTCGGTATAGAGTAGTGTAGCTCTGGCTAAAAAGCATGGTTCTTCCGTGTGAAAAACTGTATGCGTAACAGCTGATCCGACAGAAAGATCTACAGTATCAACTGTCCTTGCTGTTCCGTCAAGGGTCATGTTTGAAACGTTACTAATATGGTCAAGAATCGTTGTTACCGTACGGAAATTGCAACGATTAATACGAACAAATTGGATTGTTGCCGCAGAAAAATCTATACCCGTTGTCACATCGCTAATTTCCACGCCATCTAATACCAGACCATCCACGTTGTGTACGTTTAAGGCTAAACTGGTGCCACTTTTCATGCTGCCCCCAATAATTTTGCCTTTCACCAAATCGCTGAAGTCACCAGTCATTACTGTGCCACCTTTCATGTGGCAACCAATAATGTCTACATCTTCAGGTCTAAGCGTTTCTGTCCCGGCGTGTCCAGTGTAGAAGCATTTTTCAGCGTTTAGCGCGTCAATGTAACTACCTTCGACTGTTAAGCCATGCGGATAAATCATATCGTCATCTCTGTTCCACCATGTGAAGCCGCCGCAATAGCAGTCTTTATAGTGCGTGGCAGCAATGCTTACACCTTGACAATTGTCGAATGCTGTACCTACGTCGGTGCAATCGTCGTAAACTCCGTTTGCAATGTTGACGTTGACGCATTCTTCCATGTAACTGTGATCGCAAATATGGATGCTGCCCGCAGCTTCGTTATCTAAATAGTGGCAACTATTAAGGAAGACTGGTTGGCAACGTCTAAGGATAGTGGCTGCGCCTGACCGCGTGTTTTTGAGTTGCACATTCTCGAACCGCAAGTTTGTCATGTCATGTAATCGTATTCCACAGCGGTCTTCTCTGTTTGCGCCGTCAGTTTGGTTTAGACCGTTAAAGTCAAAAGTCAAATTGCGGAATGTTATGTTGCTTCGAGCTGTAGGTTCGTCGATGAGAATGCAGTTTGCCGAGTTAGCCAATTTAAGAGTTGTTGCGCCTATGCCTTCGCCTGAAAGAATAAGATTGTTGTGTAGGGTTAAAACCGACGGAAACGTTATTGTTCCTCTAAACGCCACGTCGCCGCCTATGTTTATGGCTTGTTGAACTACAGTTGTCGGATTTGTTCCTGAATAGTCTGTTCCGCCGTCAATGTTGCTTTCTGCTCTGTAGGTTGCCCCATCTAGCCAAATCGTATATGACGCTGGAATGCTCTGCACTACTCTGTGCATGTCGCCTACAGTATCTTTTCCGCCTGCTACGATTTTCATGTTCTCTTGAAACTCCTAAGTAGTGACCTCAAGATCCTCGTCGTCCTGTCCAACCGAAAATGCTATGCCCGCATGACCCCGCAACTTTTCAATGTTCTTGTTAAGCATACTCGTATAAAGCGCGTACTGCGGATCACTTATGAGCGCGGAAACAGTGACGTTCTGCACTGAAGCGTTTGGGCCTCGGTCAAGAAAGGCTCTCACCATCAACGTGCCAAGAAGCTTCACCGTGCTAACCTCAAGTTCGGTTGCCGTAAGGGTTGCCGCGCCCGCCGCAGGCGTGAAGCTTATGCTGGTGTCTGCTTGCCCGTTAATCCAGAACGTCGCGTTCTGAATAAGATATTCGCAGTTTAACAGGCTGATGTCGGCGACTGTGTAGTTGTTTTCGTCTAGAATGCGCTGCGCCACTAAAAGAACTGACGTCATGTTTCTTTTTCTCCTTTTCAGTCTACCATGATGTATTCTGGTTTGTTCTTGTTGATTTTAAGCAGAAGATGTCCGTCTAATGTGAGTATGAGGCATGTGGGAACGTGAGGTATGAGTCCGCCACCGACTGGTATTGTAACTGGTGGTACTATGCCAGTGGAAATGTTTGTGGCGATTACGGCTAACGTGGGCATGTTAGAGTCCCACGCCTACTTTGTTTCTTTGCAGTTTCGTTGATGCCACGCAGGCTACGCCGTTCCACGTGAATCCTACATCGCAAGTGTACCCGCAGGTTCCCACGGTGCAGTTTGTCACGGTACAAGTGTCTGCGGTACATTTTTTGGTCACACAGGTTCCGCAGGCGCCGCCTGTGCTAGCGCAGGTTGAACTGCAATTAGTGGTTAAAGTACTGTTGGATAAGGGGGCTGGGCAACCACAACCAGCGGTAAAACTGCACCCACCAAAGTCACAATTTGCGGCGGTTATGCAAGCGTCTCCCACATTTGAGCAGGAATTAGATTCCGCACAAGTTGATTGCGTGCAGGCTTGCGTATAGTCAGGATTGTACGAATTGCCAATGAACGTGAGTTTTCGGAGTTTAAAACTCCAGTAAATGATCGCTTTCAAGTTTCCGTGGAAAACCCAGCGGAACAGTTTTTCTCTGAAAACCCAGAATCGAGTTTCTTTGTGAGTGCCGTAGAAGAGTGGGATGTCGCCCCTATCGAGAATCTTGACAGGTATGTAAACGGAGTTCACTACGGGGTCAAAATAGCCCATTGCCTTCAATTCGTCTTTCTTAGACGTTATACTCGCGTTGAGGCGACTGACGATTCGGATTGCCATATGGTAGGCTTTTCGTTTCGGGATTCCCTTTTGCACATGATAGTATCTTGTCCAGAGAGGAACCCAAGCGTTCTGCTTTTTTTCTCGCTTCTGCCTTTTTGCCATCCGCTTGAAGCCTTGCTCGGCTCGCTTTGCCGCTTCTTTCTCTGAGAGGTCTGGATGGTTCTCTAGGAGCCGCTTTGCAAGTTTGTCTACGCATGACTGGCAAACCTTAACCATGATTGTTCGCCTACGCGCCAGTGCCTAACACATATTGCACGTTACCAGTTACCCTTACCGCTGCGTCAAGGTAAATGTTGAGCGCCTCATTAGTTACCGTCTTGAAATAGCGATCCGTTTTGGTAGTATTCCATTGCGCGATATGGGCGCAAATGGCGCCTTCTCTCGCGTTCAAATCCCACTCGGGGCTTATGTCGGTGCTGGCGCTTCTAAGGACGACTTCAACGTCGCCTTTGGCTTGAAGTTGGTACCCAACAACATATATGATAGTACCCGCTGCCGCTACTACTTCTACGTTTGTTGTGGCGGTAGCAGTGTCAATTCGTGCGTCATGTGCGGTGACGGCGGGAGGTATAGCGGTTACGGTTCCGTCCACGGTGACTACGTTTCCGCCGTCTTGAATGTTGACTGCAGCGGCACCTGCGGCGTTGTTGATGGTTACGTCACCGATGTCTGTGCCAGTGACCAATTTCGTGTTGATTGCTGCTAGGGTGGTTTGGGTGGCGATGTTTTGGGCGTTGCTAGTGACGTCACCACTGGCTACTACAACGGCACCTGTGTCGCATTCGGTTATTTTGCCGTCTATACTGTCAACGTGACCGTGAACCGTGGCTTGAGTGGCTTCGGTTGCGGGGAGAATTTCGGTTCCGGAACTGTCTACGGGAATTATCCATTCTTGGTGTACGGTGTTGGCGCCTACGACTTTGGTTGAGGTTCGGAGTTTCTTGCCTGCGCCTTCAGTTACTTCTACATAGTCGTCTGCCATAAAGAATCTACCATGTTATGGTTTGTCCTTTCGTTACGGTTTCCATGAATTTGAGGAGACCCTGCTTTGCAAGGTAGTCCGCTTGAATCTTGCTGAGTAGGTAATCATTGATTTTGCCGTCTTTGTTTTCAGTTAACCACTGTTCGACAAGTGCAGGCGAAACTGAGATTTTGCTCTGAACCTTTGCGGTTGTATCTGTCAATGATGATGGAACGTCGCCGAGAACGTTTAAGTCGGGGTATTCAACGCAAACGTGGATGGCTTCGTTGCTTGACTGTTCAATGCGCCGTATGATTGCTGAAGGCACGTTTTAGTCTCCTAATCCTTCTTTTTCAAGTTTGTTAAATAACATGTTTTGTTCACTTATTCCCTTGATTTTTCGCTGTTCAAGTTCTCTTTATCGCAACAAGTTGTCCCATAGCGTCCCACACGAAATCCAAAGTGTAAAGCACGCCGCCGTTTCTGTATGCGGTCATGCGGTTTAATGTTGAGTCTGGATTCCATTTCAAGTCTAAAGCGTCAAACTTTTCTGGGTTCTGTTGAGAATCTTTTTTCTTTTTGTACTGTTCCAGAATCTGTTGCGAGTCAACCTCAACTTTAGATGGTTCCTCTTCGGCTGGTACGCCTTTGAGTGTCAGCAATCGCTTGTTTCGTTCCAGTTGTTGTTCAGTCACTTTAACAGCCTCTAGAAGATTATTCTATAATTATGCTTCTATAAATTGAAAGGAGGAATGAAAGAAAAACCATTGCCTTCACTGCTATCCATCTAGGTTTATGCAACTGTCCCATGCGTGCGTGCCAGTTGAGCCTTTTGAAGCGGTCAAACTCAGAGTGCCTTCCAACGTTTCGCCTACAATGATTAGGGTATTGTTGCCACTGTACGTTTCTGTCCATCCTTCGGGCAAGTTTGAAATCACCATGACCGCTGTGAAGGGTACTTGTCCAATGTTTTGGATGTCAAAGTCAAAAGTTTTTTCGACGCTTGGTATGATGATGCCCCATTCGATTTTCGTGTTGTTTGCCCATTCTGAACCGTTAAGCAATACTAAAGCTTCTGCTTCTGCTATTGTTGCTGTTTGTGGGTAGTTGAGGTTGCTGATTATGCTTGCGGCTACGATTCCAATTAATAGCAAACTGGCTAGGATTATTGCGATTGTTCCGTTTTTCGTTCTTTTCACCTCCCATTAGATTAACATGATGTTTGTGATGCTGGCTCCTGCGATGGATATGGATAAGGATAGAAACACTATTCCCCGAAAACTTTGATGCTAGGCGCACTCGTCCATGTGATGCAGATTGTCCATGTTGGTTCGAGATGAACCCAAACGTCGGTGCATGTGAACACGGTTATGCCATTGACTTTCACATCGGTGACGGTTCCTCCACTGATGAACACGTCTTTGGCATGTCCTCGACAAGTGTAGGTGACGCCACTTTGCCATCCGCTCATTGAAACGGTGAAGGTTACCGTTTCTGAGGTGCTGTTGCCTTCTTGGTTAGTTGCGAAGGCATAGAACACGTAGGTTCCGTCTATTGTGATTCCTGTCATGGAAGTGGGTGAAGTATAGGTCTGGTTTGATGGGTAAATCCACGAACTTTGGTTTTTGCAGTTCCACGATTTGTCATCTATCACTCCGCCACTGGCATCAAAATCAACTGGGATGGTGCTGGCCGTATAGGTGGTATTGAGTGGATAAGTGATGATTACTACGACTCCTGAAGATGAAGATACATAAAACATGCTACTGCTTAGGCTGATGTAGGCGTCGTTACTCATGGTTCGGAAGTAAAAGGGTGGTTCAATAGGCAATGTTACGGCATGAGTGGTTGCCACATTGGAGTCAGTTGCGTTGGTTCCTTGTATGTAATGTATATCAATGTAGGTGCAGTAGGTTCCTTCATGTTCTGTGTCGCTAAATAGGGTAGTTGTATTATACTCGACTTTCCCAGTGGTGGTTACACTGGTTGTCCATGATATGATTGAATTATTCGCTGTAGGTTGGGTAGAAGTGAAAACTGTGAACGCTCCTTTCACAGTGCCAGAAGTAACCAACTGCATGTATGGCTCATTATCTGTGAATGAAGTGTCACCCCATCCCGGTCCTCGGTAGCGCCACACTATGAAGCCGTTGCCGCCTGCCTCCCTGATTTTATTGATTTCAGTTGACCATGTGTAGTTTGACAGAGGACTTGTGACGTCACCTCCTGGTCCACCTACGGTTATCCACGGAATCAAGGGTACGGCGCCATTCGTGTTTCCTGTGTGGTATGTAGGTTCGTTGCCGAGTTTTGTTGCGAAGGTAGTTGTGTCAGAAGTGTAAATCATAGGGTTCAACGTGTCGATGTAACCTTCATGTATCCATGTGGCTGGGTCTTGCCCCATATAATCTTTCCATGTATCAGCGGTTATGCCACCATACATGCTCCATGTAGCCGCACCTATTGTTATGTTCGTCCTTTTCGCCAAAGCCCAATCCCGCACATTGTGAACCATCTCACTTACTTCGTCAGATCGCCACTCAGCAAAATCGTCCCAGCGGGAAGCGCCGTGAACGAAGTCGTTAGGCCATGTTCCCTGCGTTTTGCCATGTGCGGAAAGCCAAGTAGCGAAGTCGGCTTGACTATAGGTGTCATAACTTATTTGTTCTTGGATGGTGGCGCTGAATCCGCAGTCTTGAGTTGGGTATCTTACGTAGTCCAAGCAGATGTCGCTTATTCCTGTGAAGTTTGTCACAAGTGTTTGTATGACAAGTTTGACTCTGGCTTGGAAGGTTGTGCTGGCAAAGTTGCACCAGTTGACTGCTGTTCCATTGGCGTATGCCATTTTCCACGTGTCGTCATGCCCGCCGAACCCATACTGCGGATAAGCAACTTCGCTGGCAGCCGTGTACGCTTCGTCAAAACCGTAAAACTGGAACAGGACGCCGACTCGTATGCCGTATGCTTCTGCTGCCGTTATCAAGTCGCTGAAGTGATGGAATGAGTATCCTGTGTAGAAACATGGTGAAGTGTCAAAGTAGACTTCGTTGAATCCGTAACTTGCTAGGGTCAGCATCAAAAGTGTGGCATTGTATGTGTATGTGTCTGTGCTATATAGGTAGACGGCTCTTGTTTCGCTCAACATTCCCGCGGAAGCGTTCAAGACGGCGTTGCTGGTGATAGTTATGGAGAGGATGGTAGTGTTTGCCCAGTTACCGCTAGTGTCATTTGCCCAAATACAGTATTGCACTATGTTGTCTTCTGTTTCGTTTAAGGTTTTAGTTTCCGAATACCATGAAGGCGTTGTGGAATTGAAGGATACGGCAGTCATGTTAATCCATGGTCCCGTGTTATTGGTTCCAAAGATGCCATAGTCTAATGTAAAATCGTCTGTCCAGTAACTTGTGAAGGTGCAGGTTGAACTGGCGACGGTGCTGGAAGCCGATACCTGCGAAACCGTCGGTGCCGTAGTATCAGCAGGCGCAGTAGCCACAACTACAGTTTGGATTCCCGTGTTATTCCAGTTTCCAGCGCTGTCAGAAGCCCACCACTCATATTGTACTTCATTGCCTACGGTTTCGTTCAAGTTTTTTGTGACGTTGTACCATGACGGGTTAGAATTGAACAGATATGCCGTATCATTGACCCAGATGCCCGTATTGTTGGTGCCGAAGATTCCTTGGTATAAGTCCAACGTGTCAGTCCAGTAACACGCGAAAGTGATTAGTGCTCCCGCGTCATCTGTGGAATTGGAAATGTCAGAGTAAGTTGGCGCATCTGAGTCTGCCGCGTACGCGCCCACGTGTGCGCTGTTGGAAACTTTGCAGGTGTCAAAATACCATGTTGTCGTGTGACCCCAATCGTTGCAGGTATCAACACCTGCGCCAATCTGGTCCCAGTTCGTGCTTGAAACGTTCAGTCCAGTTAGACTCAGTTTTTCGACGCCGTTTATCGTGAGGTTGATGCTGGATGTCGGGTTGTTTTTGATGCCGTCAACTTCGTACCAGACCCAAGTATTAATGGCAAACGCTGACGTGCCCGCTTCGTATGAAGTGACATCTGCGAAAACGTCATTTCGGTACATGATTCCCCATTTAGTAGTTCCAAAATTATAGACTACTTCCACTTGATCCGCAATACAAGCGAATGCGAAAGCGTTAGACGGACTCGTAGTATTGTATTGCATGTAGGTTCTGACGTGAAGGGTGGTTTCTGAAGAAGCCAATTGATACCAATTATAGGCGTGGTAACTGCCAATCACAGTGACTTTGCAGGAATTTGTGTTAGTGTAGGGTTTGAGGTTGCTTGCTGCAATGGTAGATGAACCAGTAACGGATGTCCCGCCAGTCCACAACCCATTTCCAAGTTCAAAGTCATCCTCGAAAATCGTGGTTGCGTTGACTATCGTGATTTGCCAATTAATCCATAACGATGTGGCGAATATGAGAACCACTAAAAGAACTGCTGACAATTTATTTGTTTTCACTTTTCATTCCTCTCATGGATCATCCAAGTATGTGCCATTCAACGGATCGGCGATATAGCCGATTGGTCCCGTCATGTTTTGGTCATTGACCAAGAATTTGCCCCACAGATGATACGCATTGTTATAGTGTTCCATGATAAGCACATTTGCCGGTACGGTAAGGCTTCCGTTGTGTTCCAATTGTTTGAGAAATAGGGTGCCACCGTTCGTGAGCAAGGTGATGTTGCCGATACTCAATTCTTCAACATGTGTCACATTCGTCAAGAACACCTCCACCATTAAGGTACTCATGTTTCGACTTGCGTAATGGGTGCTGTTGTACTGCCACATTATCATGGTAGATTCACTCCAAGCTTCCAGAGGATCCTCTGGGCCTGTGGCTTTTATGGTTACAGTCTGCGGAAAATACAAGGTAGTCAGGTGTGTGCATACTACTGTGCCTACCAAAATTATGGCGATTATTGCCGCCACGAATTTCCTATCTATTTTAACTGTTTTCATTTTACATCGTTTCCCATCGTTTTTTGATGACTATGAAACTGAAAAGAAAGGGAACTCAAAGTCGGGCTGCCCACTTTATTGTTAGGCTCGCTGCCGCGTTATGGTAAAATATGATGTTCGTTACGTCAGCATTATAACTCGCCGCATAGGGTTGAAGCGCGTTAATTGCGTATAGGACAAGAGAAGGAACTCCACCTAACCCATGTGGCGTGGTAATGGGATTGCTGCCCGTACATGTTCCAGTAACCCAAGTTCCAGCAAAAAAGCCAGCGGCATGCACGCCGTCAACCGTGTCCGCGTCAATGTCAGCCGCGTGTACGCCGTCAACCGTGTCAGCATTATCCGCAGACTCCACCACGTTGTCCGTATCCGTATCGTAGACTGCTTGGGTCATGTCCCCACCGCCTACGCCACCGCCTCCACCTCCGCCTTTTCGTTTGCCGCTTAAACTCACAGCCTTCGCAACGATCTCTTCAGCATGTTGACCGTCCAGCAAATCCGCGTTTAAGCCACTATTCGCGCCTTGAGGCAGTACCTTGAATAGTTTGCTTCCTTCAGAGCGCACGTTATTCTGATACAAGCCGATAAGGCGCTTATTCCGTTCAATCTGGTCTTCAGTTTTCTCCGTCAAATTCAAAACTTCCTAGAATGTTGGGTAACACCCAAGAAACATGCAAAATTCTATAAGCGGCTTCTCTAACCTGTGAATCTTCTTCAAGATTTTGTCAAAAACCATTATCGCCGCACACCTGAACTTGGTAAAGTGTCCTCGCGGGTCAATGTTCACTGTCCACCATGTCGTAACAGTCTTCAACTGGCGAGTCTTAGGGTTGAATAGAAATATGCGATTTCTGAAGTTCCATGTCATCGTGTAGTCTATCCAGTACGGCGGTTCAACCCATCCACCATAGTATTTGCGTCGCCACCTGCAGCTGAGGCATCCAGAATGAAAACGGTGAATGCGAGCGTGGCATTCGCCCAGTTTGCCCGCGCAAGCCAATTTCAGAAAGTCTATAGCGGCGTTCTCCTCGGCTTTGGCTTTGCCTCTTCAGATTTCACTGTATCCTCAAGTTTCGGTGCGTCTTTCGGCGCATCTGGAGTCTGAGGATAATAAGTGGCAGTTGGCAGTTTCTCTGTTACTGCTTCCTTGATTTGCTCAGTAATCGGTTTCGCTTCGGGCTTTGGCTCTTCATCCAGTTTCAGCATGAACCCAGCGCTGTAGAGACCTTCTGGAATATCCAGTATGTCTCCTGGCAAGTACTGAACTCTATCAATGTTGAAGTTGTGAACGTTGGGCAAGATTTTAACTTTCGTTGTTCATCCACCTCCGTTAAGGCTATTCTGAAGAAAAGGGGGATTTGAACCCTTGAAGAAAAAGAGGGTTTAAGTTAAAGCTGTAATCTCGCATATCGCGGTTGGTCTCTTGATCACAGGGACTACGGCTTCCCAGACTTTGCCTTGATAGTTCATTGTGGGCAGTTGCGCCAGATAGTTGGTGATGTCTGCACCCATGATTAACTCAAAGTTGCCTGGTTCGATGCTGATTAGCACTGCGGTAGTTATCAATCCTGCGGCGCTGTAGAGGTTGTCGCTTATCAAGATGTTTTCGACTCCACCTACGATGTCACCTGTCAATTCCAGAAGGCTTCTGTCAAAGTTGGCCACGTAGTTTTCAAGTTGCGCATACCATGCACTTCTGAGAATCAATCTCCAAGGCCCGTTATGACCGTCGGCTCTGATTGCCTGTTTGGCGAGTGAAACGTAGTAGGGTGCGCCTGCCGCTGCCGCGGGGGCAGCATCCCAGTCTCCGCCTGCCTGCGTGTTTCTGCCTGTCGCGGTTGCCAATCCCTGAATGCCCAGAGCGTTCCACGCTGCAACTGTGCCAGCGGTGTTTTCGCCCGTGATGATAAGCCGATCTTCTTCTTCTCCTACTTGTATGGCAGCGTTTTCCGCGAATTGAGTGTTCAAGTCTTCGCCTGCGTCGCGTCTTTTCACTACGTCTCGCCAGTGGAGCATGTAGTCTTTGCTCAAGATTGGAACGTGAACGTGGCTTTCGGTGAGGTCTACTAGGTCCATGTCTTGCTCTTCGCCTGTCATGCTAATGAGTGCTTGGCTCATGTCATTCTCAGTGTAGAACGTGTATTGCGTGCTGCCTGCGCTTGGCAACATGCGAGTGGGCATGAGGGTTCTTCCGATGAGTCTTGGTCTTGCAGTTTTGACTATTTGCTGTTCGATGTAGTTGATTTCGTAGTCTGTGAGGGTTCCAGTTGCGAGTCCGATTCGTTTCATCGTGTTCATGTGTGATCGCCTAGACATTCTGGAGGTGAACGATGAGCCAGCCGTCTAACGCGGCTGCCGCATGTGCTTCTTCAGCTATTCCTACGTCACAGTTTGCAGTTGCGTATGGTGCTACGGAGCCTGTGGCATCTGAAACTTCTACTTTCATGCCTACGGTGATGACTGCTGCATGGTCTACTCGTGCCATGACTACGCAGTCGCCGCGTAATACGCGAACTTGCTGGTTGTTAACATAGGTGCGTGAGTCGGTGTACATGTCTGCTCGGTTTTCGTCGGCCATAACGTCAAGTATGCCTATGACCTTATCGGAACTGTCCGTGGCTACTTTTACTTGGTGCGCTGCTGTTCCTGTGATGACGAACATGCCGGGGTACATGTTGGTGCAGTCTTCAACTTCGTATTCTTCGATGATAGGTTCTCCTGATACTAGAATGGCGTTTGTTGCTTGTACTGGATGCTGTGGCATTAGAAGTCACCTTTCATGTCGCGGATTTGCTGGGGTGTCTTGCCGTACAAGTCGCCGATTGTCATTCGCCCTGTGTTGGTGTCGTTTCCTGCCCTGATCGGCTTGTAAGAAACGCTGTCTGCGCCTCTGCCCCTGCTCAATGTCTCATCTATCTGTTGCAGCTGCTCAACCTTCAATGGTTCCAAGTCTGCATCTTTATAGTCGCCTTTAGCCATGATTTTCAGTTTCAAGTCGGCTTTCAAGTCGGTTTCGATGACGCTTGCCAACTGCACGTTCTGTGCTTTCAAACCCTTGTTTTCTTCTGCGAGTACTGCGTTTTCCTTTGTTAATCTAGCATTATCCAACGTTATTGAAGCTAATTGTACTTTTACTGTTGAATCTAAAGCCGTTTCCGTCTTTGATTTTTCATCATTCATAAGTTTTAGTCTCCTCGTTTTTTGTTGCAGATTTCTTTAGCCACGCCTGCGTTGGGCGTGAGCAACCCACTTGATTTGCCCAGCTTGTTGCCCACTGGAAAAAGCGTTTCACCCGTGCTTTCGCGGGGTCAAAAAATGACTATACGGGATGCCTGCGGTCTACCCTGCGCTCTTCAATGACCTTCTGTCCTCGCATATTCAACAGTTCTTTGCTGCGGTCAATGAGTTGCTCGGCAGTCAATTCTGGCGGGGGCGTTGTCGGAACAGATGGCGGTGGTAGCGGGGTTTCTAGCGGTTTTGCGGGGTCTTTAGGCAATTCGGCGGGTGGCGTGGTTGCTGGTGGAAGTGGCGGCGTTTCAGCGGGTTTGGTTCCCGTCACATATTCGTGCCAGTATTCTTCAGCTTGCAGTTGCGTGTAACCATCTTTCATTCTTTGCGTAACAAACGCTTTAAACTCGTCTGGTTTTGTTTCACTCAAACTTTTCTTACCTCCTGTAATTTCATCACCTTTCTGGGCTTCAATCGCCCTGTGCATGGCTTCCGCCTCTCCTTTCGTGGGAAAACACTTGATTACTTCGCCTTCTTCCTCTCCGTGGCAATGAATGACACACCACTGGTTACCGCGTTGCACAACCTTGTCTTCTTTGAAGGCTATCCGTTTCATCATACTGTCCACGCCTATGCCGCAATCTGGAAAACTGCATCTGCCCTTCAGCACGCCTACGGCAACGTGGTCGATGACGATGTCGCGCATCACGTAATCATAGTTGCTGTCGCCCCACTTGCCCGGAGTCATGTCAGGTTGATAGTAGAAGCCTATGCTCACGTCTTTGCTTGCTGTGCCGTTTCTTACGCTGTCCACGAAGTCTTTGGGGCATACGGCCTTGTCAAAATTGAGGATTGCGCGTATTTTGTCGCGGTCAAAGAATGGTTTTTCGACTACGCCGTGAATCTGGTTTTGGCTCATTATTACCATGCTGTCTGGGTGGTCGAGGATAGTGATTTTTGCGTTGCGGGCTGTGTGAGTGGCTTTCAAGAGTTCCATTCTGCACTTTAAGGCTCTGCCGTCTGGGTATGGGTAGACGCCTTCTTTTGTTATGACGGCGTTGACTTTTAGGCAACACCGAGTATCTTCTACTATTTGGAGTGCATCGAATTTCATGTTGTCGTAACCGATTTTCTTCATTATTCAGTCACTTTGAATTGGTTTTGGCGAAGGTGTTATATGCTCAAGGGTTCACTAAACCGTAGAGGTTGAAGTATGCCGTTCAAGGATAAGGAAAAACAGCGTGGTTATGTGCGAAAGTATCAAGCTAGGAACCGCGAGAAACTCAAGGAACTAAAAGAATTGCAAGAGATTGAAGCCCAAGCGATAAAGATTATGTGTGACAATCTTGTTGGGCGAAAGTTATTTTCTATCAAACAACTCCCAAATAATGATGTTCTACGCGAAAAGTTTAAAGGCAAAGTTTCAAGCCTGCCCATAATTTCAGCCGACATCAGTTTGCCAGTTACCCCAGCAAAGATTGAAGAGGCAACTTTGAAAATCGTCAAAGACGAGGATACATTGTTATTGACAGGAGAGCATAAAGGTTGGCCATGCTTGGGAATAGAAGGATTAGCCACTGCCAAAGGTCGAAGCATGATTAAGTCTTGTGGCGATTTTGAAAGGGATTTGCTTGAAGCGACGAGACGGGTGCAAGAGTGCGGGCATCAATCACCCTATGATGTTGTGGTAAATGATGAGACCAAATGCTCGGATATACCGTTAAAATTACCTATGGGCATTCAATATATTCGTCATTCGCCATGTTTGTTTGCCCGTAATGGAAAGCAAGATAATATGTTGGCTGTTAAGCCAAGCGAAACGAATTTCGTTTTGGTTATGGGTGCAGACTTAACTGTTTGTTGGATGAAGGATATAGGCTATAGACTTTGGGAGTGCCTTGCCCCTGCCATCTGCGAGGCTACGGCTATTTGCGAAATTCAAGGTGTTCAAACTATTTGACGATCCACCAATCTGGATAGCAAACGTGAAAGTTAGGCACACCTAAAATTTGAACAAACTCGTTCACTGCACGCATAACGGAGGGCAAGAAGTAATCATGCCCGCCGATAACGCCGCCCTTTTTCACTTGCGGATAATAGTTTCTTATGTCCTTCCTAACATGCTGGTACTCGTGGTTCCCGTCGATATACACGAAATCCAACGGATCAACCACGCTCTTGATTGCTTCATCAGAAGTTTTCTTGATGAACTCTACGTTTCTGAATCTTGAGAGTCGTGTTAACGCAAGCTTTTTGGCGTGAATGGAACTAACACTTTCGCCTTGTTCCGAGTAAGTTTGGTAGGGGTCGATGAGAACAAGTTTTTTCATGGCTAATTCGTGGATGATGTTGAGCGCGTTGGTTCCTTCGAAAACGCCTATTTCAATGCCTGTTAACGAGTTTCGCCCTTGGTTTTTGAGGAACCTTATCATCGGTCTGGGAACGGCTGAACCTTTCCTGAGCATTTGGTATTCTCTGTAAACTCCGGGAACCAGAACTTTTGCTATGGCGTGGCGTATTTGCATTGTTTTCCTGTTGATTAACTCTATTGGGTGTCACCTTGCCCACTGGTAGTCGGTTGTGTATCGGCTGTGGGTTAGCCATCCGACGATGAGGTTGACGTAGACTTTGAAGTTCTGGGTTTTGGCGCCACAAGGAGAGGTCGCGGGTACGCGGAACAAGTTGAACAGGAGGGCTGGCAGTGACGTGTACCGTATCTTGCGCATCCATGCGCCCATGATTCTTGCCCGCCTCACCGTGTTTCCTTTAGTTAAGAGAGGCTTGTGGAAGTACGGTATGGGCACGGTGTAATAGTTCCATCCGTGGTCGTTGACGTACCATCCGAATAGTATGTCTTCCAGAACCGCATGGTTTGTCTCAAAGTTTCTGACGGCATCCGTTCTGACGAGGCAGAGGCTAACGGCGAATCTTCCTTCATTTTTGAAGGGTTTTGAATAGTATTTGGCAGATTTGGTTGAGTTAGCCTGTAATGCCCGTTTCAACTTCACGTCATTTGTGACTTGCCTTTCTAGGGGAGAACAGCAAACAGCGGCTAACCTTCTGTCTTTGAAAGAATCCTTAAAGGTGAAAAGTTGTTCCAACCAACCATCACAGGCCATGGCGTCGGAGTCAACCATCACAAACCAGTCGGTTGTTGCGTTCCTGCAGATCCACGTTCGTGCTTGCCCAACATTGGCTTTGAGACTGACGGTTTTTGCTCGTGCCGACCTTGCTATCTTGACGGTGGCATCTGTGGAAAAGTTGTCCACTACTGTAATGTCGATGTCTAAGTTGGTTTGTTTCAGCGATTCAATGCATTCTTTGATTGTGCGTTCGCTGTTCCAAGTTGGGATGAATATTTGAATCAGATTATGACCCGTTCCAGATAACATCTGCAGTTGGGATGAATATTGACTTTGATTCTGTCAGCGTCAACGATCATGTGATCGGGAAATTCCAGTACGATTTCGTCGCCGTGCCACTGTGCTTCAGCCTCGTAGCCAGCGCAGACGTCGCATACTTTGTCGTCAAATACGGGTCTGAATAGCCAGATGTCTTCGTGTGTGTACCAACTTGTGCCGCTGGGTTGCTGGACGGCTTTGACGACTTGAACTGCGTCAACGATGTGGTGAAGGCATGTCATTTGTTGAGTGCTACCGTTAGGCATTTTTGTAACCGTTCAACTTCAAGTTCTAGGAAACCAAGACGATTTCGCTGTAACGCATTTTCTGCCGCTTGTCTCTTTCGATACTCACGCATGTAAGTATTGTATTCTTCTTGTGTGTCAAACCCGCTAGGTCTTTTTGTCAAACCTATTCTTCACCATAAACTGGTTATTGTTGTCCCTTCGCTTCCTTTCAAGTTCAAAGGCTTCAAAACTGCTAGTCCGTGTCCTTCATGGTTGCGAAAGTCTTTTGCAGGAAGACTGTTTGCCTAAGATGACTTCTTGGGAAGCGAAGCGGACTCCAACTTTGCACTTTCAGCTTTAATCTTGTCTGCCAACGCAAGGAATTTCTTGATTTGAGGATTCTGGAGTGCTTCGGCTTCAAGTTTGGGTCTTAACTTGTCGAATTCGCCCAAGCATTCGCGGAGTTCTTTTCGGAGGGCTTCAACGTTGCTTATGCTCAATCACCGTGTACCGTTTATCGTCCTTTTCACTTGCGTCTTTGTTGAGGTTTGTATCTGGCTGGCGCTGTTCAGGAGCGTTTCCAGTTGGAAACTTGTTTGGTTCAAAAAGGTTCTGAGGTCCTTTGTTGAGAAGTTCGTCTCCGCCTTGCTCTTTAGTCAAATCCTTCAAGGTTGGGTCTTCCATCTTGCGCAACTCGTTCCGAGTGTGCCAATCGCCCTTTGTCTGCAACGTTTGAGCCTTCACCTGATCTATTTGGGCCTGCTTCAGGTCGTCAAGTTGGAAGCCGCCCATCCACTTGAACTTGAATTGAACCTCGCTTTCTCCGACGGTTTGGAGGATTGCGTTTATGAGTTGGCGGATTCCAGTTTCATAGTAGGTTTCTTCGTCGCCGATGAGCGCGAAATACTCTTGCTGGTTCACTTCCGAACCCGTCAACGTTCCAGCTTGAACTCCGCGTAAAATGGCAAGTGGGATGCCTGAGCCTGCGCTGATGTTTTCCATGATTGGCAAGTAATAGTTCATCGGGTCAAGGGCGCGTCCTGCGAGTCCCTTGAATTCTATCGTCTGTTTTTCGTTGTGCGCAAAGTATGTGCGAGCTGACAGGTTGGCAAAGTTGGCATCCTCAATCCAAGCGTCAATGTCCGCTAACTCTGCGCCCTCAAACGTGAGGTCTGGGAAGCCGTGTCCGTAGCGGTACATGGTTTGCCCCATGCCCCACCTGATGTTCCGTAGCGTGACAATGTCATCCCACACGGGATCGAGGGTGCTCATGCCTTTCCAATCGTGGTCTAGCAGTCTTGATGCAAAGTGGATTACTCTTGAATAGTGGATTTTGAGGGGACTTAATTGATTGCCACGTTTGACGTAATAGTATTCGGGTAAGCCGTAATGTGGATCATCTAAACGAGACTTGCCTTTGACTTCATCAACCTTTGTAATCTGCACGGGACTGTACGCTTTCACCTCATGTAACCCTTGCGGGTTTGTTGCTGGTTCAGCAAGACTTCCTGCCCCGTCTTCATAGCCCAACACGATGATTGCCCAGCCGTAGGCGCGGTCAAACGTTGACATGCGCATGAGTTCAGGTTTGGCGTTGATTCTGGTGAGTTCCTTCTGGATAGCAGTATCGAAGGTTTTGTCCTGCTCACTGCCCTCTAAGTAAAGTTGGAACCAATGGTCGAAAATGTCATGTGCAACCGTGAAGACTATGCGATGCGCTACGGGTTCCCGCGTTACCGCGAAAGTGCGGTCTTCATCTAGGATTAATGCGCCGAATTCGCCTCCGCCTTCTGTTCCAGAGAGGGGGATGCTCATGGCTCTGCCACGAGGCATGGCAGTGGCTAGCCCAATGTGTTTAAGTTCAAAACGGTTGCTCATTTGATCTACGTCCAGTATCCTAGAACGAAGAGTCTTGTGGTGACTGTCCAGCCTGCCGTCAGCGAGATGCTCATTTGCACGATGCGGTTTACGTCTAAGCCTACGATGACGTCATGTGTGTCGCTGAAGGCTGTTTGAACAAGATCATGGAACATGTTTAGTTGCACCATTTCGCCTGCGCCAGAGTCTTTCTGTTTAAACTGCCATGTGACATAGTCGCCTGCGCCCATTACTACTGCTTGGTGTTCAACTTTGATTAGGGCTGCTTTCGCGTTTGTAGCTGTGTAAGTCGTCAAGTTAATGTCTGTTAGCGCTAGGTCAACAACTCTATTGAGGTCCTCATAACATTGTAGTGGAGGGTCTTTCCAAGTGAATCCTGCTCCGCTTCCAGCAGCGTGCATGCGCGTATAACCCAGTTTGCCCGTGGTTGCATTGTAGGCTAAGACTTTTTTGTCGCCAATCTGCGAATCATCAACAACTTTGCCTTTGATCGACTCAACATCAGTGGATGCGGTTTGGAAAGGCGCGTCCAAGTTGACAACGGGTTTTCTGGCGTGTGTTGCTTTGCGTTCGTCGAATAGGCGTTTAATGCGTTGGGCATCATTCTCAGTTTTTTCAGTCATTCTCTTGCTTTCCCTTTGTTATTATCTATCGTAAAACGGTGAAAGTTTGGTGGTTCAATGCAAATAGTAGATGACATAGTTCCATGTGTTGAAGTTATGGCGAGATTGCCGCAGGTTGGGCATTTGCCAAATTCATAGTCATTTTCTAGGAAGGATTCAGGTATCTGGTAACTGGGGCTGTCATAAAGGTCAGATTCCTTGAATATGTTAAGGTATCTGCGCATTGGGTCATGTTCTAAGGCAAGTTTCTGCTTGTTCTGTGTTTCAAAAAGCAGGTATTTGCGTCTTTCAATAGCGATTTTCTTTTTGGTTTTACCTTTTGAACCATAAAGTTGTTGACCTAGACTTTTGATTAACCTTGTTTCTTCTTTCATTCTCTTGCTTTCCCCTTGCTACTTACTCCTTTAAACTCGAAACCTTCACTGTTGACTACTCCGCGAAAATTGCAGTTGCCACACGAAACCTCGGCTTCCCACCCTACTGGATTCCTCTTGAAACTGCCAAGCACAAGTTTGTTTTGCCCGCAAGCCGTGCAGGACTGTTTGCCTATGAGGTCTTTGAACTGTTTGGCTTCTGCTAGCGTGGCTAGGAGTGTGGGTTCATGTTTTCTGCGTTTATACCGTGTGAACCAACTCATTGGTGAATCGCTCTCTCTCGCAAATCCTTAATCCAGTTCTTCATTTTTGTTTCAAAATCGTCTATTTGGTCAATGGATAATTCCATGTTTGAAGTGACAAAATAAGCGTAGTCGTCAAGCAAGTCTTTTTCTTTCAGAGTATCACCTATCATCTTAGCCACATAATTAACATCTTCTTTGGTGGAATGCAACGGATCTAGTATTTTCACATGGATGATTTTCGTTTATATGCACCTCCAAAATAGTTCATTTTTATCCGAGTCTCCAAGCGTGAATGTCTCCGTGATGGCGCAACTGTTGGAATGCGCCGCTGACAGCGTCTACTTGGTCGTCATGTGATCCTTGTGGAAAAGCTTCAAATTCGTCTAGAAGCGTGTTGTTCCATGGTGCCTGTTTGAGTTTGACGTTTCCCGCTTCGGCTGCGCTTGAGACGGGTACGGCGCGTTCTGCTTTGGGTCCTGTGCTTTTGACTCCCCAGAAACTGTGGCCGTGGAGAACTTGTCGAGCGTAGTAGTCGATTTGTCCGACTCCACTGCTTCCTGGTTCTTGTTCCATGTAGGTTCTCGTGTTCGGCGGATCTGTTTGGGCGGTTTGTTTTATCAATGCTTCAACTTGGGGTGGGGGTTTTCTGATTCGTTTGATGTCTATGATGTAGGAGATTCCTTTTGTTTCTCCGACTAATGCGCCTACCGTGTAGTCTGGGTCTCTGTTGAGTTTGGGTTCGGTGGCTGCCATGTCCCAGAATCGTGCGAGTCGAACGGTTGCAGGCGTTTCGTTGATGATTTGGAACCATTCTCTTAGGAAAATGTTGCCGCCGTGTCTTGCAGTCCATTCTCCGTTGAGGTATTGCCTTCGCGTGATGGGGTCAAGTTCAGTTAGGCTTTCGATGTATTTTTTTCTGTCTAAGGAGGGGTTGTCTTCGAGTTTTGCGGGGATGAAGATTCGGCCATATTGTGAGCCTTCAAGCATGAATCGCTGTTTTACCCAGTCGTGGCCGATGTTGCCGGGGTTGCTGGCGGCTCTCATGCGGAGTGGGATTGGACTGTTGGTGGCGCGTCTGAGTCTGCTGAAGAGGTAACGGTATTGTGATTCGAGGAATTGGGTGAGTTCGTCGAAGCCTATGTACTGGAATTCTGCGCTTTGGTAGCGGAACTTGTCTTGTTCGTGTTCTAGGTTGCCGAATGCGAGTGTTGCGCCTGAAGGGAACGTCCAGATGTGGTTTAAGTTGTTATAGCGGGCTTTTGTTCCGCCGAGCCACTCTTGCGACCTATCCATTAGGGCCCCTGGCAATGCTAGGTCGGTGAAGCTTCGTCTGAAGATTATCGCTGAATATTCTGGTATGTCAACGAACTGCAACGCTGCCATCAAGAGCGCGTCGCTTTTGCCTCCGCCTGCTGCGCCGCCATACAGTGCTTCGCGGCAGTCAAGCATGAGGAAACTAGCTTGTTTCGGGTGTGGAGGGTGTGGAATCCACTGGTTCTCTAAGACGGTTTGCCTGAAGAATTCTATCAAGTTCTGCTTCAGTTTCTGCCTCATAATTTCGGATTGCGATTGTGACAAGTTCACGCCTCTCTGTCAACGTAACCTCCTGATTACTCTCGAAGTGACGGGTGATAGTCTGCGCAACCAGTCGGGTAAGATGCTTAAATGCTTCCTTCGGGTTAGAAATTTGCATCTCGCCATAACGTCGAATCCACTCTGTCGTCAACGCGTTCTGAAACTCCCGCGTATCCATAAGCCTGTGAATCTTCCGCGTTATGCTTGCTTGCTCCATCCCTAAAGCATCCGCTATCTCAGTATGCTCCTTACCTTCAAACAGCATAGCCATCACTCTGGGAGCATCTGCAACGTCACGACTATCCAACTCTTTCAGGTCTTTTGTTTCTAACATCACAATCAGCACCATTTATCCAAACAATACAGTCTTCTCGCGAAATGACCATAATAGTAACCATAAGTTCAACCAAACCACAACACAAAAACACAAAAACCACTCCAACGGGCTTGGTTGAAGTTTGTGTGTACTATTTGCATCATGTATATCAGATATGCTTTAGCACATATAGTGCCATGCATATGGAGTATGCTTGCGTATGCACGTACATATTACAATAGTAATGAGACTAACACCATGCTTCAGCTGCTTCGCATGGACATTATCGAGGGTTATTTAACGAGGCGCCAGCAAACTCCAACACTTACACAAGTCGCAGGTGCGACTTACCCCTGATCCACTGACCCCTATTCTTAAAACGATTACGCGAGGGGCACAGCGTACGTTTATGGTGGCTCTTTGGGTTGTTGTGTATTTGTTTACATTGGGTTGTTGTTTGGTTACATGGGTGTGTAGTTTTGGTTCTATATGTTGTTTTATGTTGTTTAGTCGGGTTATGTTGTTGTGGTGTGTGTTTGTGTGGTTAACTGTGTTTAATGTGTCGTTGAATGAGTGCTTCGTAAGGTATTAGCAGTATGCCAGCAGTTAGAAAGATGATTGTGAGTACTGTAAAGAATGTTTGTTGACTTATCAAAGCTGCCTGTCCTCTTTGTCCTAGTGCAGAAAAGGTTTCGCTTAAGGTTTTATTTTTTTAATGGATGCCCAGAAAGTTTTTTGTTGTAGCTCTATTGGATGTTCTTGTTCGGCGTGTTCAAAGAATTCGCTTATAATTTCAGAATTCCAGAGCGTAGGTTTGCCGTTCTGCATTCTAAACTTAAGAATGATTGTTTTATCACAGAAGCGACATTTCCATGTTTCTTTCTTCTCTTCTGCCATGAATTCTCTAGATCTCGATTGAATTTAAAGCCTTTTCTGTGTTTTACGTGTCTCCTTGTGGGTTTCAACGTAGTCTGGCGCGATAGTCTGGTGCATGCTCATAATTTTCTTGGCAATCATCGCAATATTCCCAGCTAGGTTTTTCAGGAACGAAATCGATTAGGCAATTGAGGCAAATCTTCGTTTTAACTTCTTTCATTTTATCCCTTCTAGTGCGACTCAAGGTTGGCTTTCGCCGAGCTGTGTATGGCCGCATTCATTGCAGATCCAGCGCGGCGGCTGTTTGCCGTAGGGATCCCATGTGTATGTCATGGGTTTTTGGCAGTGCGGACAGTTCATGTTATCAACCCTTTTGGTTTATGTTTTGGTATGCTACTGTTATGTAGCAAACCTTTTATACTAGTATGTGTGTAGTGGTAGTAAGGAGAAAAACAAAAATGAACAACCTCGAGCAACTAACTGCTGAACAAGCACAAGCCTACGGACTAGGCCCAAACAACAAGCGGGTAGTATTAAACGTGCAAAACGTTGAATACGCAGCCATTGCCCCAGATGGCACTTACTGGCTAGTCAAGGGAATGGAAGGCGTTAAGGCGTTTGCCGAGAAGTTTGGGAGGGCATAGCAAAATGGCAAAGTGTCCTGGATGCGGTGCGAGAGTTACTTTTCAGCCGACGCCTGAAGCGTTAGAAGCGGATAAGGCGGATGATGCAAGCCACGAATTGGAATGTCCAGCGTGCGGGTATCGCACGGCTAACCTAATCACGTTAGCGGATGAAGGGAGGAAAACAAAACAATGAACAAGTTCGATGAACTAAACAAGATGGGTATGCACTTTGTCCTCGTACAAACAGCTAGTCAATCTAAACATTTCAAGGATAAAAAAGGGAACAGATTGGTGCTATACGCAGACGGTTCATGGGCATTGGAGGCTTGAAAACCCAATGAACCCGAATTTTGATCCTCACCGAATTTGGATCTGCACAAACCCTAAATGCGAAGCCTACGGAAGATCACGGTTTCGCGAGTGGTACTCAGGAATAGTTAAAAAGTGTCCTTATTGCGGTCATAAGACGGAACTAGAGGGAGAGAAGGTGAAAGCATGAGCCTTGTGGAAGTCTTTGCTCTAGTTTGTTTGGGCCTGCTTTTCTTGGTGTGTGAGGCGGGCAAGTTTGTGACGCTGTTTAAGAGAGGGAAAACGCGAAAGAGGTGATAAGACTTCATAGATGTTTTCGCCTATCCTTCTGATTTGGTTTTCAAGTTTGGCTATTGCTTTTCCACGTTCTTCCCTTGTTGTTAGCAGTTTGTTGCTCATCTTTATCGCCACATATCTCTATATCTCTACACCAATATAAAGCTATCGGTTTATGGCGAAAAGCTTATATGTGGCTATCTCTATAGCATATCTCGATGCGTATGGGTAAGATGAACATAGTCTTGAAAGATGAACTTGAACAGAGATTTAGAAAGACAGTATTCGAAAGAAAAGGAATGAAGAAGGGCAACATTAGCAAAGCGTTGGAAGAAGCAATCAAACAATGGATGGAATTTTATCATCCAGACAAAAATGAGGAGAAGCACAATGCAAAATCAAAACGACAATAATGCAAAAGAACCCAGCAATAGTGCTAGCATACCCCACGAGAAATCGGCAAAATCCGTATTATTCTCAGAAGATGAAATCCAAGATATAGTTAAAGGATTCGTATCGGCTTGGGTGCAAGGTGAAGTCAAAATTCTCTTTCCAGATAGAGAGGAACACAAGTACCTTGCTAAGGAAAGACAAGAGTCAATAGATGATAAAGAGGCTCTACAGCGAGAGGTGAATCTTAAGGTTGAATTCGCAGATAGGATAATGATGGCATCTAGCACTGGGAGAGCGACTTCAGAAGAACAACGGAAAGCAATTTCGCTTTTGTTCAATGACATTCTATTATATCGCTCATCAGGCAAAATCGAAGGACAATTTTCGACAGGTAGTATGAACGAAAGACTTCAGAGACTTGAACAAGGTTCGGACACAACCAATGATCTTGTTAAGCAACTTGTAGACATGCACAGACAGGAGCTTGGCATGTGAACGATTGCTCCATTTGCCAATGCCCAATGTGTGAATACGTTAGTGGAAACTGGCTAGTACGAATCTGCTGGGCTTGCGGACATTATGAGTCTGATTCCCCTGCATATAGAGAACATCCCAAGCTTTTTGAGAATCTAGTGCGTGATGATCCTCTTCATTTCATTGAGGAATTCCTCAAGTGTAGAACATCCGACGGATTTTTACATGATACCCGAAACCGACGAGGACTTGACAGAACCGATTGAGTGAAAGCTTTATATGTTCTTTTCCTCTTTTCTTACTATAAGCATAAACACAAGAGAGGTGAAACACACATGGGTAGGATTCAACTGGAAATAACCCGGGAAGCTGAAGACTTGCTTCGCGCCCAGAACAGGCACAGGGGTGACATGGGCAAGATTGTGAGTGAGTTGATAGTGGAAAAGTTCGCGCCTAAACCCGAAGTTGTAACTGAGATTTCTGAGCCTTTAACGGATCCCGCTAAAACTTGCGTGAAAGACATGGAGAAAATATTGGAGGGCAAGCCAGAAGTTTCTTAGCGATTTTCAGCAAGTGCGGTCTTTGCCGTTTTCCCCTTTTTCTGTTCGCACATGCGAGCAAACTGCTAAGACTTGCGAAACGAGTTACTATTTTTGGTTATATGTCGCTGTTCCATTTATGCCACTATAGGTCCAGTGCCACCAACATGGAAACTCGCAAACTCTGAAATAATAGCAGTTTGAGCAACAGTACGAACAAGGATATGCGGTTGTGGTCATGTCAGTCACCTTCAAACGAGTTACTTTTTTAGGGGAGAGGAGAGAAAGGGGGTAAACGTGAAATCGTGTTACTTTTTTTGAAGGCTCAGCGTTCTTCATTGCCTTCTTTATTGAGGTTGCACATAATAGTGCTCTTGCCTACTCCCACCCCCTAGCGAGTTACTTTTTTTAGGTTCGCGCTGCCTTCTCAGTCATGTACAAAAGCTGGCTAGTCTTGACGAGTTTCCATTTATCGCCAAAAGAACCTTTCTTGTAATGGTAGTTTAAGCCGCACGAGTCGCAGCGCATGATGAGCCAGCCGCGACGTTCGTCTTTCTCGTAGAGTTTGAGTTCACGCTGACACTGAGAACAATTAGTCATGTTAAATGCGTTCCTTCGCTACGTCTTTTTGGCAGAAGACACAATAGGCATCGCAATCTATTGGAGTTTTAATCCAGAATCTATACCATACTTCGCTGAGTTCCTTGAGAAAACGTGAACCGTAGAGTTGATGTTCGATAGCCCAGATGAAATGAGTAGCAAAGAATTTCATGGTTTAGCCTTGTCCTAGAAGCCGATTGATTATGTCCCAGATGTGACCGTGCAAAGCGTACCCCGCTATGAAACAGATTACTGCCGTGAAAAAAACAAGCAGGAATAAAGCGCGGAAACTCATTTCTTGCCTTGGAAATAATCGTATCATGTTACTGCACTGTCGCCTTCAAAAACGGTTTAGATTCTATTGCCTGCTTGATCTGCGCGGGGGCTTGAGCGGAACCTGCTTTTATGATGTCTTGAACCGCAACTTCGGTTTTCTCCATTCTGAGTTCTGCCGCTTTAACATTAGTGATTGCGTTGTATTCATCTTGCTTGCGTTGAATCTGAGTTGTTGCATCGGCAAGTTGCTTTTGGGTCTGCGTGAGCGTGGCGCTTGTGGCTTCATACCGAGTTTGCAGTGTTGTTACTTGGGTTTCCAACGCGGTTTTCTCTGAGAGGAGAGAATTGTAAGCGTCACTTATGCTAGTGATTTGCCTGTCCCTTTCGGCTACTGCAAGATTGTACGTGCCTTCTAAGCTTGTTCGAGTGCGGTTCCACAAGAGTTTAGCGCCTGTTGCTACGGTTGTGATTGCTGCGCCTGTTGCTGAAACTATGCCTAGCGGGTTAGCGTTGAATCCATCTTGCAATTGGGCAATACCGTAGTCCACTAGGCTTGTGAATTGCGGAACAATGTTGAAGTAGTACAGAAAAGTGGCTGTTGCTAGCGTTGCGACTAGGACGATGAGGAACCATTTCTTTTTACTCATGGTTTAATCTTCTTCCTTTTTTTGAAGAAAGCTTTTGCCATTTCACAATCTCTCAAATGTTCTAAGAGTTTGTCTTCTTCACTTGTGATGAAGAACTTGCAGAAAACGCACCAATAGGTTAGATGGTATGAAGGAAACGTGTTTGCGAATGTTAGATCATAAGTATTAGAACTAGCATACCTATAGTCTTGATAATTTGCTGTTGTGCTAGCCAATCTCGATCACTTTGCTGGTGGGTATCCGAACTCGGAAACCGTGATATGTCTGCGTTTGCGGGTCATTTCAGTTGCCCCGAACTTTCTTCTGGATGCAACATTCCTCCTGAAGGACATTTGAGGTTAGGACACTTGTAGGTTTTGACCTTCATTTTTGGTTGAGAAATAGTGCTTGTGCTAAAATAGTCTGTCATCTCTATTTGTGTTTCTTCAAGGGGTGCGTCGCAATGAACGCAGAAGTACTGTTTTCTTGCGTTCTCAGTCATGCGTTTGCTATCACCCAAGACATCATCCATGAGAAGACGCAACATCGGAAAGTCCAAGCGGAAAGCACCAAAACGGATTGTGCAAGGTAGTTGATTTTGAGTCTAGTTTCAGGGTTCATCGGTTCACTTCTTGTAGTAAAGTTTCAGAATCGCATAAACGACAGTAGTTTCCAATATACTGACAGCACTCGATAAAAGTATGACTTCAATCAAAGTCATGGGTTCACTTCCAAAGGCTCAAAAGATTCAGGAATCTCTATCAATTCTGGAACAAAAAACTTGGACAAGTACTTGCTTGGGCGTGTCATGTGAAGGTAATCGTGTATGCCCATGAAAAGTGTTTGGTTTTGCACCCAAGTCCTGCCATCCTTGTCCGAGACCGTGATTATGTGGGGCAAAGCCACCAACTGTTGGCTAGGAAACCACAGGTACTTGTCGCTGTCCTCTTCAGTTACCTTTCTTAATGCTTCGAAATTCTTGTCAGACAAAACTGCCCTGAGAAAGTCTGTTTTGAACTGGCGTATTTTGCCGTCAATCATACCATAGAAAAACCGTTCTATCTTCACTGCCCAAACGACCCTATCAAATTAACCATGTCAACGTAGTCTGGCTGGCTAAAGTCAGGCCTAAACCTAATGTAGTCCTGCTCATGCTCAATGACGTTAATGACGGGTTTTTTGGAAGGCGAACCCTCCTCGCTCGGCCAGTAACATTCTGCACCTTCATCGTTTTTCTTGATATTGAACCACGAACGGAAATAATGAACAAGCCCCTTGTCGCGCAACGGTTTTAACAGCATATTTGTGGCCATGAAACCGTTTGCCATGAACTTAGCCATCCCATCTTGACCTTCATCATACACGTCCATTTGGACTTCCTTGGCTCGTTTCATCACTTGATCCCATTTTGTCAAAACGACTAAAATGTGCGGATCTGTTCTTCTGTTTCTGCGTCTATATTCCAGAATCTCATTCATCACAGTGTAGATATAGACGTCGGAATCAAATGTTGACGCGGATTCCCGGAACATTGATGCGTCAGGAGCTGCCAGCGCAATAATGAAGCCTTGGCAATCTTTGACAGTTTCAACAACCTGCGCGTTTACGCTCTGCATTCGTTGCTTGATGATTTGTCCAGCCGTATAACCTTGTGATTTTGTGGCAATGTAATCTGTAATTTCGCCTGCTACGTCGCAAATTGGCACCTGAACTTTCTTTTCATGCCAACCTCTTGTGCAAATTAGAAAGCCTGCTTCTGGCGCCCTCGGCTGGTATGGATCTGTCTTTTCGGGAAAACGTCCCATCACCAGATTTGCAGAATCGGTGAGAATGTGCGTGCTTGTTGGAAGAACTCGACAATAAAAGTTGGGGACGAGACTGCTTAGGCTTTCGCATGTATAGGCGATGCCAGCGCAAATGGTACTTTTTCCGGAAGCAACTGGACCTAACATGCCAAACCGAGTTTTCACTTTGTAGGCTGTAGTGTAGTCTCCCATCATATCGACGGGTTTCGGCTTCAAGAAAGTAGGTAGATATTTACTCACTCGGTTTTCTCCTGAGACTTCTCAATCACTTCCACAGTTTTCGGCGCAGTTTCTGGTTCTGCGGGTTCACGTTGCATCGTGATTGTTTTGCCTGCGGTTGACGCTTTTGGTCCTCCTAGTCGCTCTGGCATGTGAGGTTGAAGAGCTTTCCATACAATGCCAACAACTAAACCGCCAGCAACCATCCACAAAATCGGATGCAAAAGTTGATACCATGAATTTGCAGCTATCACAGTTGCGATTCCAGACAATGCGCCGTAAATGCTGGGACCTAAAAAGCCAAAGAGGAAATCGTTCACTGAGGCTCTGAAGTCTGGGTTGGCTCCATACGCGATTGAGATTCCGCAGACAGTCAATATCAGAATCACGAGGATTATGGCTAACACTTTATTCATTTGTGTTTCACCTCCGTGGCTTTGTCTTTGCCACGGACCTTAACCTTCTTTTTGACCAAACGATCAACCTCCAACCTTTTCATTTTCACTTCTTTGTCCATCTCACCGTCATAGGATGAAGCCTAACGGAATAACGATTCAAAACCTCGCCATACTCTTTGTTTATAGCCCAAGTTGGAATGAAACCGAAAGCAAATTCCAATTTCTCGCGGACAGTTGGTTCCATTTCAGCCTCAAACACCCTGTCACCATTGTCTTTGCAGTAAAGGCTAAAGTTTAAGACGATGCTACGAGCTAACTCTTTCTGTTCTTGGCGCCCTTTGCGCATTATTGTTTTTTCTGGACTGCGTTGATGCTTTAACGTTAATAGCCACCCTAGCGGCGAAGAGGACATAGGATATTGCAATTGTCATATTAAACGGTTGACGCTTATAAAACCTTCGACAAAAGTAAACCAAGTGTAGAAAAGAAACTAGGTTTACAATGGTAACTGCAAGATTAGGCAAGTTAATTCCGTTGAGGTGGTGAAAGTCAAGTAAAGACAATTACAGAAAGGTGAGGGAAGGGAAGTATAGGTGAGGTGAGAATAGCCAAGAGAAGACAAGAATGGCGAAGATAAGGTAGGGAAAGTAGAGATAAGGTAATTACAAAAAAGATAAGACATGACTAGGAAAGGCAATACCAGTATAGCAAAGATCATTATAGGTAAGACCAGTATAGGTAAGACAATCACAAAAAGAAAAGGGAAGTAAGGGGAAGCGAAGATAGGAAAAGATATGCCTAGATCGGTTAGATTTTTTGTATGCTTGTGAGTTTTAGTGTTCCTCTTCGTTTTGGACCAATCGGAAGTCTTTCCAAATCGCCCAGTAATTGCAATGGCATGTCTTCAGGCATCGCGTTCTTCATTACAGAAACGGCGAAGTCAATTGGCACTTCTTCGATATACTCAAAGAAAACTTCGCCTTTAGCTTCCTTCACAAAGAACGGTCTCAGTTTGACTTCAACGTCACTTTGCACTTTGAACCATTGTGGAGTAACTAGGAATCCGCCGTTGTCAATGAAGGATAGAGCGCCGAAATACTTGTTTCCTTTCTTGTTCCATCCTCTTGTTCTTGCAGCTGCACGGAACATGCCACAAACGTAGCCTCTTGGACCGCCTAAAGGAATCACTGGTTTGCCGTTTTCTCTAGGGAAACAATGAGCCTCTTTTGTGATAGTTCTAGTTTTCTTCGTTTCTGTTTGCTTTCCAGATTGAAGGCTTGATTCAAAGTCGCCTCGTTGAGTCTCTTCCGCACCGATTTCCTTGTCAACAACATGCCAAACCGTTCCGTTAAACTGCATCTCGCGCTTTGCCCAATCCCCATGAATATTAAACAATGTACCCTTAACCATGTAGGTCGCAAAAGACGCTTCAGCTTGAAGCTTGCGTGCTTGCTGAGTTACATAAGTTCCTTTGGTAGATTCTTCGATTGGTTGTTCTAAAAGAGAATTTTCCATATTCTAAACCACCTTGAACATTACGATTGTAATACCCTATATTTAAAACCTTTGCAGAAAGCACACTAGGGGACAAAAACGAACCAAGATACAAAAAATACACTGAAAGAAACTTGTGGAAGGCTAATCCTACCTTTTGGGTGAGTGTTCTAATAAGAATTCTTGTTCAAAACGAAAGATTCTAATACTTCCTAAGTCTCATTGATGCTAAAGGGTGGATATATTGAATAAAGAGCATTTTGCAATGAGAAGGCTAGACAAAGTCTTGAAGGAAGATCCATCAGCAAGCTGGGCCAATCAATGGATTGATTGCTTGGCATACCAGTGTTCCTGTAGGAAATGTATTGCTAACCTCAAGGCGAATGATGTTGATATTAACATGCTTGACTACATATTCTGCTGATGCGGGTGGAGCTGTGAAAAGAAAGAATATTGGCTATCTATATCTTGAATTCATAAGTCATTTTAAAAAATGGAGGGTTAGCAGAGATTCCTATGCCTAGCTTAGTTTCTATATTAAGTTTCATAATTGGCGTTTCTGCATTGCTAGTTGACGAGTTGCTAACAAAAATAGGTTTGAAAATGGGTTGCAGAGAACGGAATCGAGTTTTTAATTTTCTCACCAAAAAAATAGAGGAAAAATATGTGCATTGTCTCTTAACCGTTACTGGCTCTTTGATGTTGTTGTGCCTTTTGGTTCTCTATGATAACAGTCTGCTATTGATGTTTTTTGCATTAGCCTTGAACGCTCCTGTAATAGTTAATGCTTTGACTTTATGGAAAGTTAGTAGGCAAAATCAAGATGTCTTTGATAGGTTGGCGAAAGCATGAGGTACAACTTGAAAAACAAACCGCGATGTATGTCTAATAACCTTGGAGAGATGAGCAAATGGTTTGAGTATTTTGAGAAGAAACATGAAAACTTCTACTCTTCACCTACAGCACTAAATACGTGGTTGCAAAAGCGAAAGTTGGTTGATTCCAATGGAGATGCGTGTCATGTACTTAGGGCATTCATAAAAGATGAGATTTTGGGTGAAGAGTAGGTGCGGGAGAGGCGTTTTGAGTTCACGGTTGACGATGTACTCGAGCGCTGGGCTAAGCGTTTCGAGTGCGTTCAAACGTGGCTAAGCAAAGCGTACCATAGTTTCCCAGAGAAAAAGACGATTTTACTGTTCTATTTTTGCGATTGGGCAAAGCTGGATCCTAATGCACTTTTAGAGTTGAAGAAAGACGCGAATAACTTGGAAGCGGAACATTTGCTAGATAGGTTTGTGGTTGAAGCACCGTTCACGGATAGCGTGAGATGGGCTTGCAGTATGGTTGTGCGTAGCTTCTTCAAACGGAACTATCGTGAGTTGCAGGGTGAAGCTGGCAAGGTTGATTATGTGGCTAAGAAGGATTCTCGTGCGGCTACGAAAGGGGAACGTTTCAAGTTTTACGAGGCTTGCTTTAATCCTCGTGACCAAGCTTTGGTGTTGGTTGCTTTTTCAAGTGGTTTGGCAGAGGAATCCTTGACGCATTTAAAATGGTGCCATTTCGAGGAAAACTGGCAAAACGTGGAAACCCCGCATATCAGTTTGGGTTCGGAATCGATTAAAGGTCATGGAAAGGGCAAGTACAAGGGCGTTAGGCAGGAGACTTTCATCAGTGGCGAAGCGAAACGTGCTTTGGTTAAAATGATGGATTGGATGATTCGGAACCATCTTGTCGTCGCGTGGACTCCTAGCGACCATGTTTTCTTGCGAATCAACAAGCCAATCAAACCTTTGGGCATCGATCAGATAACCAAAATATTCTATGAGCTGAGCAAGCGAAGCGGGGTCAAATGCACTAGCCATGATGGAAGGCGCATTCTTGAAACCACACTCGAAAGTGCCGGGGTCAGTAGGAATTGGATTCAGAAGATGAAAGGCAGAAAGGTACGCGGCGAGGACGCGCCCTACTCACGACCTGCCATAGAGCAGTTGCGTGAAGCGTATAAGCGTGCCTTAGACGAAATCGAGTTTTTGAGTGAAGTGGGCTTGAGTCCTCAGGATCGTGCGATACGCGACAAAATGCGTGATCCAGCTTGGTTGAAGGAGCAGGAGGAAATGCACGAACTGTATGAAATGTTGAAGATGGCGAAACCTTGGATGCGGGAGGATTTGGCGAAGAGGTTGCGGCGACCGTAACATTTTCATTTAAAGTCACCTCTCTCTCCGATTATGCAATTTGTAAACGTTTCGATAGATTTAAAAGCATATTCAATGCATAAGTATATAATTTGCTGAAGACCTATGCATATAATAGGCATTGACGAGCAAGATTTGAAGCGATTAAGGCAAAAGTTTCTTGGAAAGTCTGATGAGGAACTTCTGGAAATTGTTATTTCGGCGGGTTGTAAGACCCCATTGCCCCTTGCCTCACCCAGTAGCGAATAAGTGCTGTTGGACTGTCGATTCCGAGTACCCATAATTCCTTTTGGTGTTTCTTAAAGTAGTCTTCTACGGTTTTCCATTCCGCATCGTTGATTGAGACTCTTTTCTGTCCCATAATTTGAACACGTTTTCATGTTTATCTTTATCAACACTTATTTAAGGGTTAAACTCTCTTTTAACTGTTACGCAACAGTTAATCTTATATACTCATAGAGGTTAAGTAACTGTTATCTAGTTGTGTGAAAAAATGGACAAGCACCAAAAACGTATCACCATAAGCATGGAAGAATGGAAACTATCTGAGAAGAAGGCGAAGAAGGAAGGTTTCAAGCACCCAACTACATGGATTCGCACGATAATCCGCAAAAATGCAACGGAGGCTTAAGGGTTTTGTGTGAGTATTTTAGTTGCATCATAACCCGCGACCTCAACGTCCACTGGCTCAAACAAAACCCCATGAACCACGAGGCCATAATCGAATCAACAAAGCTGGACGACAAGAAACTCCAAGACCGCGACTTCATCCGCATAGAAATAAATCCAAAAGGCCCCCACATAACACGAAACCAAGACGACTGGACACTCAAAATCGACGACGAAAGAACACTCCCCGAGTGGTACGAGAAAAACGTCGCAAAAGCAACAAAAGCGTGCTGGAAAGCATGGACTGAAAGCGTCAAAATCAACCTACTCCTCAACGATGAATCAGTTACAGTAACCGACACCTTCCTCAAGCTGCATGATTCTTCGAGTGCCGAGCTGCATGATTCTTCGAGAGCCGTGCTGTATGATTCTTCGAGAGCCTTGCTGTGTGGTTCTTCGAGAGCCGTGCTGCATGATTCTTCGAGTGCCGAGCTGTGTGGTTCTTCGAGTGCCGAGCTGTATGATTCTTCGAGAGCCTTGCTGTGTGGTTCTTCGAGTGCCGAGCTGCATGATTCTTCGAGAGCCGTGCTGCATGATTCTTCGAGAGCCGTGCTGTATGATTCTTCGAGAGCCGTGCTGCATGATTCTTCGAGTGCCGAGCTGCATGATTCTTCGAGAGCCTTGCTGTGTGGTTCTTCGAGTGCCGAGCTGCATGATTCTTCGAGTGCCGAGCTGCGTGGTTCTTCGAGAGCCGAGCTGAAAGGCAGACTAGCCACAGCAATCAAAGACGACACGATCTACGTACATCCAGACGCGAAAATACTCAAACAAAATGCGGTAGGGTATCCTAAGGAGGCTTAAGGGTTTGGCGAAAGACGTTCCAGACGAGCTCGTGCCAGTCACTCGCGCCTATTTGGAGAAGCATTTGGGGATAAAGTTTCCGCGAAAACACAAGGAGACTTAGAACATGAGCGAAGAACATAAAATGTTTGCGACAGTTCTTCTTCCGATAGCCAAACTTGTTCCAATGAAATTCCAAAGTCGCATAGTAGAACCAGATCCAGAAAGGTTCCAAGAACTTGTTGAAAGCATAAAACAAAACGGAGTTCTCGAACCTATTATTGCTCGCCCTTTACATGACGCAGAAGGACATTATGAAATCGTTGCTGGAACTCGAAGAGTCAAGGCTGCACAAAAAGCAGAGTTAGAAATGGTTCCCGTTCATGTGAAAGAAGTCACAGATGACAAGGCTATCTTACTGCAACTTGAGGAAAACCTACATCGAGAAGATTACACGGAAGAAGACAAAACCCACACGCTTGCGGAATTAGCAAAACTGAAAGGATGGAAAGCTAAGGAAATTGCAGAGAATATTCACAAGAGTTACAGTTTTGTGGTGAAGTATCTTCCTGACGAATTCAAAGACCAACCAATGGCTGATCTTGGCAAGAAAGGTGGCGAAGCCAAAGCTGAAATTGTCGCTACACAGCGTGTACCGAATCGTGTAACGCAAGATACCATAGTCAAACCGAAACCCTACGCAATCATAAACAACAACATCCAATGCGCCCGCTGCCACATGGCCTTCAACATCACCCGAATGAAAAACCACAACGGACGCGACCTTTGCCCCCTGTGCTACGACATAGAAATCAAGGTGCCAAAAGCCAAAGAACAGAACCATGCTGCCACCGAAAAGCCAAAGGAAAAGTGGGAAGAAGTCAAGGCGCACATGAGTCCCATGCACAGCAAAATGGAAGACGCAATCTACACAAGGTTCAGCACCGAAAACCACGCCGTCTTTAGAGACGTCGAGTTCTGCATCCAAAAAACCGTGCCAGATCTGTACTTTCCAGAAAAGAAGGTTGCCGTTTACATTGACGGGAACGCGGTTCACAGAAGGAAACGAGATGACGATGCACGACTCCGCAAGAAACTTGAGCAATATTATGGTTTCCACGTTGTAACTGTGAGTTATGACACTTTCAGCGAGAAGGAAGCTGAACGGGTTTACGGCGAAATCGCGCAAGGTATGGAGGCTTGAGCGTTTTGCTTCTCAAATGGAAAGCTTGGTTCTTTTTCTATAGTATCGGTACAGGTTTTGCCTTAGGCTTAAGCATAACAGGACTGTTTCACTTTCCAATTCCTATCGCAATACAATTGTTCTCTTATGCGATTGGCTTTGGTTGCTATAAACTTCTCAAGGAGGAAAACTAAATTTGCTTCACGCTGGCGACAGCCTCACATGCGGCTTATCCAAACTTTGCTTATGCCCAGTGGATGGCAGCAAACATCATTTTCCGTCTAACGGCAAGTGCAGGCCAGATGGTCGTGAGCCGTGCAGTTGGCTAGGAGTAAGGAGCAGATAAACCATGGTAGGCTATCAAGTTCGAACAGATCCTAATGGCGTTATCATCCATCAAGGTAACAATGCAATGCGATTGAATCAAGATGAATGCAACAAGCTGGCTAGTTTGATTTGGCTTGCTCAACGCAAGTATTGGAAAAAGGAGAAGGCAAAAGCATGTTAAATAAGGCACAAATTAGAGAACGGATTCAATGGATTCTTGAACATAGGGATGTTGCGAACAAGACTTGGTTCCTTGAACAATTAGAAAGTTTGCTATCGTCAATGGATTCACCTGAGATATTTGTTCAAAAAATGGAGAGGGTGAAAGCGTGAGCTGTTGTGATTTTGAGAAAACATGCAAGAATGCTGGTGGATGGGAGTGTCACAATTGCACTCGAAGTTATGATTATGAAGAATCAGGGGATAATTTCGAGGAGATTCATGATGAAGAGGAGGCTAAGGCGTGAAACGTCTTGACCGTGAGTTGCAAGAATGGCTGTTGTTGAGCGAGGAAATTGCGGAGCTGAAAAAACCATGAAAGGCAAGAAAGCAAGGGAGAAGGTGAAAGCGTGAAGCGTCTTGACCGTATCGAACAGTTGTACCTTGCCGTGAGCGAGGAACTTGCCGATTTGAAAGAAATTCTAGTTCAGTTTTTTGCGGGGCAGATAACTATGAAAGATGCGGAACGGAAGGTTGTGGAGCTGAAAAAACCATGAAAGAGGTCTTTTGGATAGAAAATGCGCAAGCAGGACAAATGAATGTTATTCCAAGGCGCGAGTATGACCTAATAGAGTTCATTAAACTCGTTAGGAAAACCAAAAAGATTGAAGCTATCGAGATAGATGAAGAAAACCACATCATTAGTTTTCTGACAAAGAAGAGTGAGGGTTGAGGAGGCTCAAAATATGACCACTATTGATTGTATTAAGTGCCTTGAACGGAAAGACCCTACAATATGGTATGGTTATTGCGGTCTTTACCATTCTGATTTTCCAGAAAAATGTTCGGATTTCAAACCTAAGAAGAATGAGGGGGTGTAATGGTGCTGTGCAGACTTTTTCAGGTAGCATTGCCTTTTCCTTTCTCCTTACTGCATGGCGCCGCACTTTCCCCGACTGGAAAGGTGGTGATTGAATGAAAATTTGGAAGATAAACGTTCATGTTGTTACAAGCAAGAAGCAACCTGACCTCTGGGAAAACTGGGCTAACTATGACGTTGTAGCTGACACTATCAGCTTGGCGATTGAAAAGGCGATTGAATTTCAGAAGAAGGACTTTTACAAGGTGCGAGTAGACCGGGCTGAACTGATTTCTGAGGTTGATATTGAATGATTGGGTGTGGTTGTTCTGGCTGCAGAAGGCAGTGGCGTGGGCGAAAATCGACTCTGTTGGAATTTCTGCTTTCTGTAAGCGGAACCACAAAACCCAGTGAGGCATAGAACATGACTAGGTTTGCTGTTGCAGGGTGGCTG